GAATGTTGTGCATCACGCGGCCTCCGCCTTGAATGCCTCGATACGCTCTTCAAGCACCGCGGCGTACCCATCCATGAACCGCGCCTGATTGCGCAGGCGCGAACGCTCAGCCTCGCTCAGGCCCTCGAACATCTTGGTTTGGAAGAACGAGAGCAGCTTTGCGAGCTTCTCTGCAAGCTCTTCATTCTCGGCGACGACGCGCTGCTGATGCGGCTTCAGTTCCATGCGAACTCCTGAGTTTGTGGAGCGCTGAGTATCGCTCAGAATCCGTGCACACCACCAACCGGGTGGTGCGACAGGCTGCCGAAGCGCGCCTCGTAGACGCGCTGGACCAACTCATAGGCCTGGGCGCGAGTCATGCATGGCCCGATCTGGCCGTGCACTTTGGCTGCATACGTCAGCGCCCCGGTTTCGTCAGCGAAGAATGCATAGGCCCCGTTCGGGTCGGTGACCGTGCAAACGATGTCCTGCGGGCTGGTGTGCTGCACGTCAACGGCCTCCGAATCGGATCAGCAGATCTTCGAGCGACATCGGCTGGAATTGCCGATTCGATCGCATCCAGTCTGGATTGCTGAAGTGGGTGCGCATGCCGTCTGGACTCCAGTTGACCGGCCGTGTACTCCAGCACTCTGCATCGTGGTGCGAGTCCTTGCGGCAGTAGTGGCACCAGCGCAGCACACTGCTTGCTGGATGCGGTCCGTCTTTCGTCATGCCGACTCCCTACGCTGTTTGGTCTGCGCCACCATTCTGCGGCCGGTGGCGCACCTTGCGCAAGCCGCGCCACAGCATCGCCTCACCGACGCATGACACGACGACGGCGGCCGGCAGCATCCACCCAGGTAGCGCGAGGCCGAATGTGATGCAGATACCGGACAACGCGAACAGGGCGAGGCCGATCGTCAGCACTACCCCGGTTTCAATATGCGGATCCAGTGCCGTCCATACAGCCAGCAGGATGACGACGGCGCCCACAAACTCGTTCATTTCCCAGCTCCCTTGAGCGCGTTGAGCGCATTCACAAGGCGCCCCAGTAGGTCGGGCGCCTCCGCTGACTTCGCCCACCGTAGCGCGCTGTCGAAAATCACAATGCCGAATGCCCCGACGAACCCGATCACGGCCGCCTCTGCCGTTGCATCGCCAGTGGCCCCGAGGTAGCGAGCCAGCAGTGGACCAAAGAGCGTGGCGGCGCCCCACGATGACGCCAGGTAGCCGAGGCGCACCATCAGGCCGGCCGGGCCCAGCGCGCGCTGCCCCAGCAAGGCACCAAGGAAGCCAGGCACCCATGGGTTGCCGATCAGGTCATCAGGTTTCAGATCCATTTCGGCCCCATAGCAATCCAGTCAGGAACACAGCGAGGGATGATAGCCCGATGGCCGCCATTGGCACGCCCAGATGGCGGCCACATAACCCTTGCCACTGCCCAGGCTCGCCCGTGACACCCAGGAAGCCGGCGACGCCGCACACCTGCGTCAGCACGGCTTCTGCGCCGTACCACGTCGAGGCGGCGAGCGCCACGGCGCGCGCCGTACGGTGGCGCATCAGCGCCGCGGCGAAGATTGCCACGCACACCCACAGGGCGCCGGCCTGGGCCGCATCGGCGATGTAGTGCACCCACTGGCGCTTTCCGGCATCGACGAACAGGTGCTCGCCATAGACGGCAAACCCGCCCAGCACGACGGCTGCAGCGGACCACCAGGGCGCAGGCGGATAGCGCATCACTTCGGCAACGTGGGCGGCCCGCTGCCACCACCGCCGAGCACGCGCAGAAGTTCTCGGTAGGCTGCGGCGATTGCCGCGGGGATGCGTTTGATTGTATTCATGATGCTCCTTATGCTGGAATGCAAACGATGTCTCTGCCGTGGCCAGCAGAAAGTGTGCGCGCAATATTCTTGGCAACGGTTTCCGAGGCGAATTGATCGGCCTCGGCCCGGCTTCCTACCCAGCCCGCGCCGCAGCGGTATAGATCAAGCGTTTTGTCGTGTATGACGAACATGGCGTCCTCAATTATTGTTGCGCAGATATCGAGCAGAGAACCGAGACGTGTCAGAGGCCGCAGCAAAATCAACTATCGGAGTAGTTGCGACCACAAACACCCACAGCTCTATGAAGTCGGTTGTGCCGTTCATAGAAACACAGCCAGAAACCCCCGTCATCCATGAGGCAACAGCCGCTAGCGGCACGTCGTACAGGCGCGCGAATTCAGATCCGTTTTTGTACAAGCCAATGGCCACGCGCGTAATACTTGTGCCGGCGACCTTAACAACGGCATCAAACGCATAGTACCCCGCAACCGTAGGCGTGAACGTGCTTGATGCGAAGTTTGCGTTTGTGTCGAACTCTTCGGTGCCGAACGTTATTTTTGTGAACGTTGTCGTGGTGATGCTTTGATCTACGTCAGCCCTAGCGCTAAATGCAGGGGCGTTGTATGGCGGCCTATAGTATGTGCCGCTTGCGTTCGTCACCGCCGTGACCGCATAGTCATCAATACGAACTTGCGCGCCTGCATTCAGTTCATGAAGATAGGTAGTTCCGTAGTTTCCCTCTGCCACCGAGTTGAAGCAATTGCCCCAACGCAAAGAATATGTACTGCTTGGCGCATAGGAGCCGCCTGGCGTGTGGCTGAAATAATTTCCTTGTGCCGTGACACCGAAACTCGATTCGGCGGCTGACGGCCTGAGGTCGAGGTCGCAATCGTTCTGCTCAAAATAGTTGCCCTTGATAGACAGCCCCTGGCTGCCCCACGCACGAATTGCCGTCCCAGACATGCCCTCAATCGTGTTTTGGTGGAAACTGCACCCAACCGGGAAGGCCATGCGAGCGAACTGGTCACCAGCCTCGGCCAGGCACCCGTGAAACTTTGTATCAAAGTTCACGCTCAAGGACCTGTAGAATATGCCTGTCCAGCGCCTCATGTTGCATCTAAAGAAATAGATTGACTGCGTAAGCACAGTCGGCGCATACAGGCATTTAATCTTCACAAAATCGCAGCCGACAAATTGTGTGCGCAGAAACTTCGCGTTATCCAGCACATAGGCATCAAAGCCAGTTCCGCTGGCCTCAAAGTTAACTTGATTGAACCGAACGAGTTGCGAAACAGCGGCCGTTGTGAACGCAATAGACGAAGAGAAAAGAGCAATTGCTGACTTAGCGTAGAAGCCGCCACCATGGATCGTGAAGAATGAGTCGAAGGCCGCACCATCCACCTGCCGATCAATATTAACTGAAGATGCCAGATATACTTTTTTGTATGGGTTCTTCAAATTAACGTTGTTGGTGACGCAATGAGTCACCGCAGCCTGAACCGCGGCCGAACAATCAATCAAGGCCGTACCGGCTTTGCAGTCTGCGCGCTGCGCCTCAGTCATGAACTCGGCCACACTCGGAGCCTGCCAGTCGAGCCAGCGATAGAGGGTCGATGCGACTGCCCCGGTTGCCGCGCGCAGCCAGCCGAGCAGCCCGGTCCCATTGCTCGCGCTGGTGGGGTCGGCGAGGCGGGCCAGGATGCTGGCTGCGGTGCTGGCGACGAAGTTGATTGACGATGTGCCGATGGTGATAGGGTTCGCTGTGGACACCTCAAACCACAGGTCGCCGTCAAACTGGTATACGTGGACGACGCTGCCGCGCACCACATCGCGCGCACCGTCGAAATCCTTTGCGCGAGTCCATGTGCCAGCGCCCGGGTTCCAGATTCCATTGTCGATGGCGTTGGCCTGGTTCTTCACCAGGATGCGAGTCGGGTTGCCGTCGTCCTGCGTGAGCGTCGATACCCATGTGCCTCCAGCCTGCACAGCAAGGCCAGACAGCGTGATATTCGCCGTCGTGGTGTAGTCGCAGGGGGCCTTGATGGCGAGGCTGCTGGACACGCCGGCAAGCCGATCAGCGGAAGATGTGGTCATGTGCTATTGCCTGGATTGTGGCGATGGTACGCCAGTGATGGTGCCGCGCACGGCATCTGCCGGGCCGGTGGGTGCAACGCGGTCCTGCGCTACGTCAGCGAGGTAACCAAGCGGCCTAGCCAGGGCCGGCGCTGGCAAGCCCACGGTGACCGCGATCAGGGCGGCCACGTCCTTGACTGCCTTGCGCGCAGAGCCTTCGCCGGCCACGGCGTCATAGACGGACCGCGGAGAGTGGGCCGCCTGCTCAATCATGCTGATTGCTGGTGCAGTGCCCACACGGTCATCGTAGGGCTTGTTATTCCACGAGTTGATGGCGACATTGGCGACTGGCCCGGCGACTGGAATCATCGCCCAGGCCGACTTTCCAAGCCCGAGCCCAAGGCTTGCAAGCCAGTCATCGATGTAGCCGTCTCCATCATCATCCGCCGGGCCGCCGCGCGCAGCCTGCACGATCACTTCGCTGATGAGGGCGGGCACAAAGAACCCCATGGTGAAGACGTAGAGACCACGGCCCATTCCGGCGCGCAGCCCAAGCTCGCGCTGTGTCTTGGCGAACTCCGTACCGAGTAGGTTGGCCTGCATGTTGAAGTAACCCTGGAACTGCGTAAGCACGCGCACGATGGGCGTGCCGGCCTCGAAGTTGCTGATGTCCTCCGGCAGGTTGCTGCCCTGAGTTTCTCGCACCACTGAATCAGCCTGCCGGCGCGCGTCAAGCTCGCCAACGCCGGCCTCCATGGCCTCGTTGTACGCGCCCGTCCAGATGATCGGCCCCATCACGTTATCCACGGCCGACTGCATGAAGTAGGCATGCCGAGCTGCCCACGCCTGCGCCTTCTGGAACACGTTTGGGTTCAGGAGGATTTCGTCGATTGCCGAGTTCATCGCGTGCACCTCACTGTCCATGCGCGATGACATGTAGGAAGATGCGTCTGAAACGGCCTTGGCGGTCTTGCTGGGGTTCTTGAGGTATTGCACCAACCCTGCGCGCAGATGCTTCGGCTTCACACGCAGGGCCGCCAGGCCAAAGCCGGTGATCTGCTGTGCTGCATTCACCACGTTGGCGAACATCGCGGCCATGCCGGCGCGTGAGCGGGCGATGCTGATGTAGCGCATCAGGCCGTTGTACGCCGGCACCGGAGTTTCGATCTGTTGGCGCGCCGCCCGGTTCAGCCACGGTATCAGCATGCCATCGTAGGCGCTCGGGTCCATGCGCGAAAGCGGCTCGCGCACTGACGAATCGCCCAGCAGCCGGCGCACCTCGCGTACCGGGCGCTCCATATGGGTGAACATCAGCACCTTGTCAAGGTGGCCGCTCAGGCTGCGCAAGTCTAGTAGCAGCGCCTTGTTGTATTCGACGCGTCCCTTGGTGAATCCTTTTGACGTGGACGGGTACGCCTGCGCCATCGTCTGGTTTTCTTCCTCAATGATTGCGCGTGTTTTGGCATCGCTCACAGCGCGCGGGTCCGCCATGGCCGGCACGTAGCCGCCGCGGTAGGTCCCGAACGGCGTCACAACCTCGTTTGCCGTGATCTCATCGAAGCTGCGGCCGAACACCTCGCGGTGCGTCTTTTGGGCCTCGGCTTTGGTCTCTTCCAGCAGATCCCACACGCCCTGGGCAAAGTCGTACTCGGCCTTTCCGATCACGCCAGTGTCGTGCATGCGCTTCAGGAACGAATCCCACTTCGTCGTGTCGAGCGTGCCGTCAGCGTTTTGCGTGGCCCACTTGCGCCCAAGCAGCAGCTTGCGCTTGTTGCTGTCGTTGCCGGTGTGCAGGATGGCGTGGATGATCTCCTGCTTGCCGCTGCCGCCAGTGTCACGACCGAACGTGTAGCCAAGCTCTTTCGCCTCGATGCGGGCGCTGCCAAGCTCTAGCTTATCCAGCAGAGCAAGGTAGCGCTTGCGGTAGACGGCCTGGGCGGCGCGGTATTTGTCGGCCGCGTCCTTGATCGGGTTCCAGATGTACTTGCGCAACGCACCTTGGTGGCCCAGATCGCGAGCGTTCACCCACGACTCCACCCGGCGCAGGCCGGCACGGGCAGAGCGCAGCGTGGCAACAACCGTTTCGGCCGGGGTGACAGCATAGCCTTCGCCCGGGATGCGGGCCGGCACACCCTCTGCCGCCAGGGATGCCGCGACCTCTTCGGCCGCCTCCTGCTGGTCGATCAGGTTGCCATCGATCTCCATCTGCCGCACGCGCCGGGACTGTGCCCACCACACATCAAGCTCATCGGCCAGCGCGCGGAACTCGTCCACCGTGGTGAGCTTGTAGTCCTTCGCGTCGGCCGTCAGTTGCGCCACAACATCGAACATCCGAGCACGACTGTCCGGGTCGTGGCCCTTGAGCGCCTCCAGGTACTTCATGGCCGGCTCGCCCTTGGTGCCGATGCCGTAGTCCGCCAGGATGGCGCGCATGGCCTGCACCATGTCAGCGTCGCGGGTCTTGGCGACTTCCTTGATGGACTTGTTGGCAGCGCGTCGGTACACATCCACCTTACGCTTGATGAGCGCCTGGGCATCGCGGGCCGCCGCAGCAGCGTAGACGTTCACCAGCTCGTTACGCTTCTCCGTGGCGGCCTTTGCGATGTCGCCGGTCTTGAATGCCTTGCTGGATGCGATGGCCGCCTTGCGCGCCGCCGCCTCGAACTTCTCCGGGCGCAGTTCGCCAACCTTCTGCCGGCCGACAACCTGGGCCGCGAACGCTTTGGCTGCCTTGGTGACCGTCTTCGTGCGCGTGCCGGCCGCCTTCTCCAGCGCGCCAAGCTCCGTGGCCAGCACGCGGGCGCGGGCATCGTTCGATACCGCCTCAAGGGCCGCCTGGGCCAGCTCTTCAGGGTTGGCGATGTCGCCGTAGCGCTCCATCATCATGGCATCTGTTTGTGCCTCCACGGCCTGGGCCGGCGTCTCGGCCATCCGCAACGCGTCAACCAGCGCCTCGCCTGAGTCGTACCCGAACAGCTCGGCCACGATGTCGGGATGCATGCCGCCACTCTCTTGCGTCATGCGCAGCGCTTCCAGCTTGCGCCACGCGGCATCTGGCGAGTCGCCGAACATCTCCCGCATGGCCGACGTGCGCAACTTGCCGACGCTATCCGTCATGTCAAGCCGCTCAACGTCCGTGACGCCGGGCACCACAGCCTCGCCGGACTTGCCGGTCAGGAACGCCCAGGCGCGATACACAGGCCGCGCCATGACGATGCTGCGCGCCTCAGCCTTGACCTCGCGGCGCTTGTCGGCCGCCTCGCGCTGCAGCTCCTTGAGCTTGGCCGACTTGGCGTTCTCTAGCCACTTCAGATCGCTCAACCGGCGCTTGTCCAGTGTGGTTTCGGCATCGGCATCGGCATCGGCGTCGGCGTTCTGGTAGGCGCGGTAATCAAGCCCCAGCTTCTTCGCATCGGCCTCGTTGAACATCAGCCCCATGGACTGCGCCGCCTTGGCCTGTGCAATCTCGTCATCGGTGGCGATCATGCGATCCATCACCGCGCGCACTTCGTCGGACAGCTTCACGTCCAAAGCAGTCATGGATCGGTATAGCCTGCGCAGCCAGCCGCGGAAGCGCTGGAAGGCGCCGGCCAGGGCCGAGCTTGGCGCCTTGCCATCGAAGGCGTAGGCCTCCCAGCCGCGGGCGAACTTCTCGTGGTGCTCGCGCTGCTGCTCCAGTGGCATGGAGTTCCACACCTCGGTTGCCGTCAGGCCCTCTTCAGCCTTGATGCCGAACCAGTCAAGCACCGTCTCCATGTCGGCCTTGATGTCGGCCGGCGCATCGGCGCGCGCTGCAATGGCGCCCATCTGGTCGAGGAACAGGTGTCCACTCTCGTGGATGAGCGACGAAAAATTCGCGTCAGCAAGCAGCGCAATCGTGTTGGCGTCTGGCGTGTAGGTGCCGCGTAGGGCTGGCGCTTGCGGGCCGGCAGGGCCTGCCTGACCTTGCTTCTGGTTGAGTGACTTCGCGTGCGCTTCTGCCTGCGCCCTGGCACGCGCCACCGCTGACGCCTTCACATCGTCGCCCTGGCTCAGTACCGTCCATTCCTTGGCGCCGACTCCGCGCTGCAGGACTACCTGGCCAGCGCGCGCCATCGTGTCAACCGCATCGACACCGATCAACGGGCGCACGGCCCCGCTCTTATCCACCATCAGTCGGACTTGGCCGCGCGCCTTCTCCTGCGCCAACCGGCTCTGCGCCTCCATGCTGGCCGCGCTCTCGCCGCTGGCGTTGTTGATCGTGCCCTGTTCCAGAGCGCCACCGGTGGGCGTGGCGCCTGCGATGTTCACCGGGTATTGCTGAAATGCCTGCTCAGGTGTGATGCCCAGGCGCGACCCCAGAGCCACATAGCGGGCCGCCAGCAGCGCCGCATTCTGCTTGTTCACGTCTGGCGTGAATCTGCCCGTGGCGTTCAATTGCTCCAGGAACTGCTGCGCCAGCGCGCTTCGGCTGCGATCCTGCGCGTCTTGCTGGTCGGCCTTGGCAAGCGCTTCAGACAAGGCTTTCTCGGCATCTGGGCCGGCATCCTTCATGACCACATCCGCCTGGGCCTTGCTCATGCCGTTCGGATCGGTCTTCAGGTGCGGGATGATGCCCTGCGCGAACGACTGCCCGGCCACGTTGGCGCCGAACTCTGCCGCTGGGATCTGGATGTCCACGCCAGACGCTAGCGACTCGGCGGCCTGCTGAGCCGCGGCAGGAGACACCTCAACCAGTTGACGTAGCGCAGCCTCATCCAAGTCCCTCGCATCGACGTAAACATCCTTTACAGGGCCATCACGGGTGACTTCCTGCCAGAAAGATTGCCAGTCATCGGCGCTTCGCTCGCGCACCTTGGATGCCTGGGCCAGCTTGTTGATTTCCTCAAGCGCCGGCGCGACCGCCGCGGCCTTGTCGGCGGCCAGCTTCTGCGGGTCAGCCTCCAGTTTTCCGGCCACCTTCGCCAGCGCGTGGGCAGCGCCCGTCTGCGCACCGGTGCCAACGATGGTTGCAATCAGCGTTTCAACTGCCGCTGCTGGCCGCTCAGCAGCGTAGGCGCTGAACGGCTTTTCTGGGTGCAGCGTGGCCCACTCGTTGAAGTCCTGCGCCAGCGTGGCAACCTGTTCGCCCGGGATCTCCGTGACCATCTGGTGCATGATGGTCTTCATGAACGAGGATCCGGCCTTCAAGTCGCCAAGCAGCTTGGCAACCGGAAGTTTCTCGGTGGCAACCTCAATCGCACCGTCGATGGCACCGAAGGCAAGCGCACGCGTGCCGCTCAGCCCGGCATCCAGCGCCTTGGCGGTTGACTGCCCGGCAGTTGTCACGCCAGCGCTCAGCAGGGCGAATGCCGGGTTTCCGGTGGCAATCGAGGCGGCAATGCCGGGCGCCTGCTGGCCGATGGACTGAATGCCTGAGCGCACGCCGCGGCGAATCACGCCAGCATCCTCCGGCAGCGACCCCGCCACGTCTTCTGTGACTTGCTCAGCGCCCTTGCGGAACGCCTTGATGGTGTCGGTTGCCGTGGCGGGCTGCGGGCCGGCCGGGCGGATGTCTGGCTCAGGCGCGAATCCAGCCATGCCGAGCGGACCGGCATTGGATCCAACAGCAGCAGCCGTGAGGAACCTGCCCATGTCGCGGGCATCCTGGCGCACTCTGGCAGAAATGTCTTCCTTGGCCTGCGAGATGCCCTCGGCCAGGCCGGCCACGCCACCCACGGCGGACGGGATCCCGGATGCCAGCGTGCGCACTGCGGATGCGCCCTCGTACCACACCCGCTCCAACGCAGACATGTTGTCCACGTCGTCATGCGCCACCTTGGCACGCGCACCGTCCGCGGCGATCCATGAGCGCAGGGCCGGCGCACGCTCCATGGCAGAGTTTGCGTCGTCCAACTTGGCCTTCTGCTTGTAGTCATCGCTGAACGCGTCAACCACGTCGGGCGGCAGGTTGTACCGCTTCGCCAGGCGTTGCTTCTCGGCCTCCTGGTCTGGATTCGCGCCGACGCCAAGCATCATGTTCGGCTTGGCGTTTGGGTTCTTGGCCGCATCGTAGAGCGCATCCACACCAGACGAATCTGGCGGCTTCAGTGTGGACGGCTGCACGCTTTTGGCGGAGCTGTACAGATCATCAAGCGTCGCCATTACTTGTACCTCCCCGCTTCAATGCCAGCTTGGTACATCTTCTCAACCAGCGCCTGCTGTTCTTCGCTCAGGGATCCGCGCGGGCCTTTGCCACCCTCCTTGTCGCGAACGGTCTTCATGAGCTCATCCCTGGCGGCTGTTGGGATCTGTGAATACGGCTTCGCGATGAACGCTTTGCCCGCAAGCGCAGGATCAGTGGCGATCTCGTACCCCTTGCGTTTCGTCTGGAACATGCCGAAGATGCCGGAGCCCTGCTCGATCCCTTGGCGCAGCATGCCGGCCGCAATCTCACGGGCCTCAGGATCCGTGAGCGGGCGCTTGATGTCCGCCATCTTCGCTTCCAGCGCATCGGTGAGCGCGGTTTGGAATTTGGCGTACTCCTTTGCCTGGGCGCTGTCTGGCTTGGCGTTGACCTTTAGGCCAGCATCGCGGATCTGCGCATCCATGGCCTTGACGGTGGACGCCACCACGCGGTTGGTCTCCATCGCCTTCGCGTCCTGACGCTGCATGCCCTGGGCCACGTTCAGCAGCGCGTTCACCTGCCCATCGGCCAGTTTCGGCGCCGATCGCTCAATGCCCTTGCCATCGACGAACGCCTGGAACTTCGCCGGCTCTTCCCATGCCATACGGCGCAGTCCGATGTAGAGGTTGTCGTCAGCCTCGAATGTGCCCTTGGCGCGCGCCCTGGCCTGATCCGCCTTCGATTGCAGCCAGTCGCGCATCTGGCGCTCTTCCTCGGGTGCCTGGGTGCGCAACGCCGCCATGGTCTGCGCCGGGATGGCCGACATGCTGCCATTCTCCATGAGCACAGACCACGCGCTGTTCGAAACTTGGCGCGCCTGCTGCAATCTGGCCGTCTCTACCTCGGCGTATCGCGTCTTGAGCTGCGACACCGCCGCCTCTTCATCCTGGCCGCTGAATTTCTTGCGTGTCTCGGCGATGGCATCCGCCTGGGGCACGCCTCGGGCGGCCATGTCATCGGCGTTGCTCTGGGCCTTCAGCAGCGTGGCGCGCGCCTTGACCTCCTGCCCGATCCTGGCGCCCACGTCTGCCGACATGCTGGCCCGGTTGCGCTCGTAGTACGCCTGCGCGCCGGCATCGTCATTCGCGTTCAGCAGCGACGACACCACGCCGATGTGCGCCTTGTCGGTCACGTCGCGCAAGGCGCCGTTGATCTCTTCGGTGCTGCGGCCACGGTCGCGCATGTAGCCCACTGTTCGCTGCCGAAGCGTGGCCACCTCTGCATCCGCCTTGTCAGGGAACAGCGCGGCCCGGTCAACGAAGGATTTCACGTCGGCCTGGTACTGGCCCTCTTCGTAGGAATCTCGTTCGCGACCGGCATGCTTGGCAGCCCAGTCAAGCACCTGCCCGCGGCGGCCATCAGCAACCTCTTGGAACGCCTCGCGCTGGCGCTGCGTGGTCAGCCCCTGCAGCACCTTGCCGGCCGTATTGTCGAAGTCCTCGCGCAGGGCATCCGGCACGCCGAAGGCATCCTGGCCGCGCTTGTTGATCGCGCCTTTCTCCGGGTCAAACAGCGCGGACCGCTCCCAGTCGTCCAGTGCACGCCGAGCGGCAGATACCGCGGCGACGTCTTGGCGTCTCTGGTACTGCTCGCCAATCTGCTCCACCTGGCCGGCCACCTGCCCCACGGCCTGGGCCGTGCGCGACTGATCCGACACGCCAACGAAGCGCGTTTGATCTTGCGGAGTTGGCCGGCGTCCGTAGACGTCTGGAAGGGTTGCCATCAGCGACGAGCCCGAATGTCGGCGCCAGTAGCCGAATATCCCTGGCCGCCAGCGTCATTGTTGTAGTTGTAGGTATTGAAACCTCCTGCGCCACTGCCGCCGCCGCCGAAGTTTCCATACATCTTCGATGCTGCACTCAGTAGCGTGCTCATCTGGCCGATGCGGCCAGCGCGCGATGCATCCTGCCCGCGCTGCCTGCGCTGCGATGCGGCAAACTCCGAACTGCGCGCGCCGGTCTCCCCGGCGTACAGAGCAGACAGAGCCCGATACTCACCCTCGGCCGCGATGTCGCCTGATATGCGCTCGATGTCGGGCCCGCCACCGCCTGCGCGCGCCTGCAGTGCCGACTGGACAAGCCGGGCCTGGCGGCGCTCCTCAAGCGCATCGCGCTGCGACATGGCGCGCTCGATCTGGGCCCGACGCTCCATCTGGGCCGACTCAAGCGCAGCCGCCTTCTCGTCGGCCTTGCCCTGCTTCCGCTGGGCCGACATGCTCAGCAGCGTTGCGCCTGCCTGAATCGCGTATGGGAGTGCGGCGGCCATCAGTTGCTCCACAGCCCATCTGCCTGCTCGCGCAGACCACACCATTCCAGCAGTCGGCGCGAGGTTGGCTCGTCGCAGTCCTGCACCGCCAGCACCGGGCCGCGGATCATGGATCGGACCAGGGCTGCCAGACGGCCCAGGGCCATCTTGTGCGGGCGGGCCTCGTCGGTCACCTGGCTGAACAGTTGCATGTGGCCGCCAGCGTACCCTATGCCGCCCAGCGCCAGCACACGATCACCATCGGCGAGCACGGCCGCGCGCATGCTGAACGGCATTTCGGCGCCGAACCATGCGTCCAGGTCCTGCTGGGTGGCCGGGCGCACGATCATTTGTTGCTTTCCAAATCCAATGTCATCGCCAACAGGTGGGCGTGCCCAGGCGCATCCGCCTCGATGCAGGAGCGTGCGTCCGTGGTCCAATCGTCGCGAGGGAACGGCATCATGTCGCCTTCCAGTGCGTCGATATTCGCAGACGGGTTTTCTTCGGCAAACTCAACATCAGGCATCGGGTCCATGGTGTCGAACGTCGGCCCGAATCGTAGGCTGCCGCGCTCCGTAGCCGCCAGCACCAAACCCATATTGTCCACTTTCTTGCGCGCACCCAGCGCCGACTTCCCGTTCGCGGCCAAGTAGGCAAGCTTCGTTGACTTCCAGCGGGCGCGATACGCCTTGCCAACGCATGCTGTGGTGGCCGACACCGGAAGCCCGGTGATCTGCCCGCTGCTCACGGTGTAGGTGATCTGGTCATCGCCGTGTCCAGTGCTGACGCGCGCACCGTTGGCCCACACAACCACCTCTTCGCCGTTGAGGTGGCCGAGCCCGGTAATCGTCGTCGTTGCCGCGCCAGAGTAGTACACGAACGAGTCGCACACCTTGTTCAGCACGCCGCCGCGGCATTCCACCTGCTGCGCCAGCTTCTCACGGTAGGTCACGTCCGTTCCGTTGATGTTGCGGGTGACCATGAAGTGCACGTTGTCATCAAGCTGCCCGGCCTGCGCAGGCATCACCAGCACATCGATGATGGTTCCGTCCGTCTCGATCAGGTTCAACGAGTTCAGTTGCTCTTCGGCATCACGCGTCAGCACCACGCACTTCCCATCGCTGCGCAGGACGAAAATCATCGTCTCCGGCTGGCGCGCAATCGCGATACCAACGATGCCGGGGTAGCCAACCTCCGGGCAATACTTGAGCACGTCAAACGGCGAATAGTTGAACCCACTGGCGTCAGGGCTCAACAGGAATACCTTCATGCCGGAGCGATTGACGAAGTAAACCGAGTCATCACCGTCCGCTGCCTGCACGCCTCCGCTGCCCTGCCCACTGGTGCGCCTTGGGTCGAAGTTGGTTGGCGTGATGGGCTCGTCCAGCGCCGACGTGATGACGGATACCTCCGCACCCTGGGCGCCGAATATCAGCCGGCGCAGGGAGGCAATCCACGACACCGCATCCACCGGCCCGCTCGTGAGGTTGCGATTGATGGGGCCAGCGTCCCCCTCGAACGTTTCGTCGAACGAGGCAAATGCGTCAGACACGGAGCCCCACACGGACCCCTTACCGGCCCACCACAGCTTGAGCCCGTGAAAGTGAGTGGCGGACGGGTAGCCGCGTTTGGTTGACCACGACCCTTCTTGCCAAACGTCGGTTGCAGTGGTCGCGCCGAGGGCCTTGAGCACCTCTGCGCTGGCACTGGTGGCGGACGATATCTGCGTGATGCGCGCGATGCCTCGCACGCTGCCCGATGTGATAGTCAGGCGCACGGCAGCGGTGCCGCTGGTGAAGCCGCCAGTCTTGATGCCGATGCGGTACCAGATTATTTGATTGTCTAGCGTGTCGTCAAACGTGGTTGATACCGGAGCGGTCCATGGCCCGGCACCGGTCACGTCCGTCCATGGCCCGGCGCTGGAATCAACAGACCTCTGAAGCGTCACCGTGGCGACGAACGTGCCGGTGATGATGATGGAGAAGGCGCGCGCCGCATCTACACCTGTCACCTCGATGGCATCACTGAAATTGTTCTCGGCCGTGATGCTGGCCTCGACATTCTGGCCCTGGCTGCTGATGCTGAACAGCGCTCCCACGCCCTTGTCGGGCGGCTCGTGGTTGATGCTGAACAGAGACCGGCTTGCCGTCAGCGTGACATTTCCAGTCAGGGCGCTAGCCGTGATGGTGGTGGGCGTCAGGTTCTCGGTCAGGAATGGCCCATCCTCCGGCGCGTAGGCAACCAGAGACCAAGAGCGCCCCGTGCCGCGCCTCTCGATCTTGCGCTGATGCAGCGCCACTCCTGTCGTGTTGGCGCTGGCGATGAAGATCACGTCTCCGCTCTGGTCATAGCGCAGGCTACGCATGGCCGCCTGGCTGCTCCAAGGCGTTGTGATGCTCATCACACCTGTGGCTACAGTGCAGAAGTCCACACGGATGATGCGCTGGAATGTCGATGAGAACCGCACGTATGCACTCGCGCCGCTGGGCGTGAATGCAAGCATGTGGTCGCCGACGCCAAGGCTTGACGATGACACGTAGTCATCGCCACCAGATGTTGAGCCGACCTGAAACGTGACCGGACCACGAAGAACGCGGATGCTGAGGCAGTGCTCTACGCCCTGGTCGCCGGCCGCAATCGTCAGCGTCTGCTCTCGGATCGCCAATGCGGTGCCGTTGCTCACAAGGTCAAGCGTGCCGGAACCGATGCTTGACGTTCCGCCCGCCTCGTCCATGTCCGTCCAACTACCGGCACCGCTGAAGCCGCTGTTTGCGACCGACGTGCTCACGGTCGGATAGGTCAGCAGCACATCGTTGATGCTGACACGCATGGCGCTGGTCGAAAGCTCAATGATCGCCGTGTCGGTGACGGACTTGATGAACGCGATCTGCCGGCCGGCCGTGCCCGATGCGATACCACCGATGTACTGCATGCCTGGCCGCAAGAACATGTACCCCACAGACCGGAGCATCCAGTTCGTCATCTCGACGGCCGAAACCGCCAGCTTGCGCAGATCTAGCCGGGCTATCAGGTACTCGCTGACAAGCCCTGCGTTGAATCTGAGAAACTCCAGGCCGCCCCTCACGAGGACCCCGACCGGCGCTGTTGATCGCCGCCACCGGAAAACCTGGCGCGCACCCACGAGCTGTGCTGTTGCCTGCGGGTCGGCTCGTTGATCACGTCCTTGCTGATGGCCGCAGCCAGCCGGCGCGCCGCCAGTGCTTCCAGCGATTCAGCCTCCTGCGTCATCGGCCCGGCCACGTTGGCGGCCAGCTTCGCTTCGGCAAACTCTTGAAAGCTGCGTGGCCAGATGGCAAGGTTGCCGCCGAAGCTCACATCGTCGCTGATGTGCCGCACGTAGAGCGTGTCCACGTTGGCGAAGATGTACCCGGCCTCATCGTTGTAATCGCTGCACGTCTGGCGCATGTCCGGATCACTGAACACGCCGCACGTGCGCAGCCAGTCGTCCGACTTGGCGTAGGCGTACAGGTAGCCGCCCTCGCCGTCGAACTGCGGGTCAATGCCAGGATCTGCCGTGATCTGCCGAGAGCGAACCGCAAAGCGCCAGTTGCCGGCCTCCAGGATGCCGCGCACGAAGTCGCCATCCCAAACCTCGTTCACGACACGCGCCGATTCACGCGTGTTGCCAGACAGCTCCGCAGCGGTCAGCTTACGCGTCTTCAGCAGGCGCATCGCGCCATTTGCCACGGTGAGCTTGGTGGCGCTCACAGCTTACGCCTTGGTGTTCTCAGCGATCCAGGCGACCGCTTCGGCCTCTTCGGTCATGCCGCCCTTCACCACCGACTGATCGGCAGTGCGGATGACGCGCCACCACCGGCCGTTGCGCTCGTGCTTGAACCCCGCCGCGCTTTCCTTCGCCAGCACCTGCTCGGTAAGCACCGTGTGCTGCAGCACCTTGACCCGAGCGCCGAACTTGTCGGCCTGGATCACCAGCAGGCGCGCGTACCACTCGCTTCCCTCCGGCAACACCTCGATGAAGTCGTCCGCGCGCATCAGCCCACAGTGGTGCCGCCAGTATTCCGGCTGCAGAACTTCCTGAAGCGTGTCGTCGTACCGCGGGCGGGCCACGTAGACATTGTGGGCGTGCACGCCGGCCTGGAAGTACTTCGAGCCGCTCGGGATGACGGCCGGCCGCTTGACTTGCGCTTGATCGCTCATTGCTTTGATCCTGAAAAAAGGCCCGCGCCCCGGAGACCGGAGGGCGGGCAAGGTGGTGATGCTCTGCTGTTACGCCAGGATGGCCGGCGAGATGGTGGCCGCGCCGCCGGCCGTGACGGCCGAAACGCTGTGAAGCGTGGCCCCGACCGTGGCTGTGGTTTTGACCACGAACACAAGGTCATCGACCTTCATGCCGAGCGCATCGCCGTTGCTGAAGTAGTCTGTCGCGTCCACGTCGGTATGAACATCCGTGCTCGCGTAGTACCACTGACGCGGCCCCGCGCCGCCGACCTGTGCGAACAACTTGGGCGGATTGCTGGTGCTGTAGCTCATTTCAATTTCTCCTGTTCGTCTCGATTACGAAATCACGAAGCCGTCACCGAGGTGCTTGAGCTTGATGATTCCGGAGTTCTGCAGCAGCTTGGCGCCACCGAAGAACGTGCTGCGAGCCCACGAGCGATCGTGCTTTTCCTCGTAGTCCGCAGAGTGCCGCGGGTGGCCGTCCGCCAGGGCGTGACCGATGGCGGCGCTGTTGTACATGAAGCACGTCTCAGCGGCGGTGCCCATGCCAGTCAGGCCCGTGTGGATGATCCAGTCGATGCCGCACCAGCGGAAGGTGCGCTCCATCGGCTTCGCGGAGAACATCTTGTTGTCCGTGAAGTCGGCGCTGGTGAACTCCTTGATTTTGCCAAGGTGACCGAAGAAGGCCGGGGTGATCACGCCGGTGATGGTGCCCTCGCCCGCATCGTTCTGCGCCAGGTTCACGATGGCAGCCATCACGAAGTCGTACGTCGCGGCTACAGCGGTCGTGTTGACCACCGTTGCCGTTTCCAGCGCCGTGATGATCTGCGCATCCATCTTGCGGTTGGCGATGTAGACCACTTCCTCCTGCATCGCGCGCTTCTGGTCGGCCTGGCCCTTGAAGATGTTGAAGCCGTTCTTCTCCTTGGGCGCGTGCCACTCTTCCATCGTCAGGGTGAGCTGCGATTGCGAGGTGGTGCCGTAGGGGATGTCGCCGTTGGCGCCGCGGGTCACGGCGGCATCGGTGCGGTCGCCGTACACGTCAAAGACGAACGAGCCGCCCTTGTTCATGCCGCGGGTCGTGCAGGTTGGGCGAAGGAGAGATTTCTTGCGCTGGAAAGCGCCCACCATCTCGGTGTCGTATAGAACGATGTCGGCATTCTCTGCCATGGTATTGCTCCAGAAGATTGAAGGGATTGCCTTCGCTTCGGGATACCAACTTGGCAGGTTGCTGGGTTACGGCGTTGCGCCGGGCCAGCTCACCGCGGGGTCAGGGCCTCGCTTGCGGCTTCGTGCTTTCGCACGGCGGAAGAATAGCACATCCGCCGTGCTGAACTACTACACGCCCCCTCGCGCGTTGATCTGGTCCTGCATGGCGCTCTGCGCGCTGGCCAACCAGTGGTGCTCATACCCCATGAACTCGCGCGCCGGCCCTGGGAACGACGGGAAATCTTCGGAGTTCATCATGGCGCGCAGCTCGACCAGAAGCTCTTCAAGCACGGCCATGCGCTCTTGAATCCTCGCGATGGTCATCATTTCTTGCCCGCCCTTCGCTGCTCACCGGCCAGTATGTCGCGCAGCCGCTCGGCGTTCTTCGGGTCGGCGTAATACTTGTCCGGGTCCTTGGCAAGCATCTCGGTCAGCCGGTCTTTGTCGCCCTGGGCCGCCGCACCGAAGTCTCCGCCGGTGGGCGTGGAGCCGACGAACCCGCCTTCGCGCGCCATCTTGGCGAAGAAGGTCAGCACCGCAGGCTTGTTCATGATCTTGATGCCGTCCACGTCCGTTGCGTTGTGAAGCGCCTGCAGCACGTCCTGGCCGGCCTGCTGAATCATGAAGTTGATGCCGTCGTAGTTCTGTGCGGTATCCCGCGCGCCCCACAACTCCGTGAGTTGGATTTTGGTTTCCTTCTCGGCCTTGGCGTTGTCGTTGACCATGGCCACGATCTCTTGCTCGCGCATGTCGAAGTACGCCTTTACGCCAGCGGACACCGCCTCGGGTGGGGCGTCCACGCCGTGCATGGCCGTGAGGATCGGCGCCAGCATCGCCTTGTCCTCTTTGCTGATCACCATTCCGGCGTCGAGCTTCAAATCATACTTGTCAGGCGCATCGGGGATGCCGTTCTCTGCGCGCCATGCGCTCAATTGCTCGGGGGTTGCGTTGTCTGGCTTCTTGGTCTTGACCTGGCCGCTCGTGAACTTGAGTTGCGCATCCCGCAGGGCCTGCAGCACAGCCTCTTCAGATGTGTACCGCTTCGCCAAGTTCATCTTGGCCTCATGCTCCTTCAATTGCGCCGGGCTCGCCCCGTCCGGCAACTTGCCGACCATCCGCGCGCGGAAGTCAGGTGGGTCAACAGGGGCTGGCGCAGGCGATGGCGAAGGTGATGGGCCTGGCGCAGGCGCAGGACTGGGCGACGGAGTCGGTTCCGGCGCAGGGGCAGGGGCTGGCGTTGGGCTTGGTGCCGGGGCAGGAGGCGGCGCACCGCCACCGCCATCACCGTCCGGGGCCATGAATACACCGCGCTTCAGTTTGTACATGTTTTCTCCACAAGAGTTTGAAATGGATGAATGGCCGCCTTGGCCGTCAGATATGCATTGTGGGACATCTCAGGCGTGCCGAAACGGCCCAGGAACTTTCTCTTTCCTGCAACTTTGATTTGCGCCAGGTAGCGCCCCCTGCTAACACTTACTCCGAGCAACCCAACCTTGTTGTTGCTGTTCGCGCTGCGTTTGTTGTGTTGATTCTGTGCATGGGTTGCCGGCCTAAGCTCTGTCCACCTGTTGTCGCTACGTACTCCGTACTTGTGATCGACCTGGTGCTCCGGCCATTTCCCGGTCACGTAGAGCGCAGCCAGTCTGTGCGATAGGTACCTGATGCCATATACCCTAATGCTTACATAACCGGCATTGTGGGCGCTTCCGGCGACGGTCCCGGCTTTTCGTCCGCCTCGATCTATGCGCCAAGTGAACAGACCTGTTTCAGGGTCGTAATGAAGCACCTCGCGCAGCCGCTCTGCGGTAAGCTCTTGCCTAGCCATTGATGCACCTCTCTTGCGTTGATGGTAGAAGCCCGCATAGCGCGTCCAACGCTTGCGGGCTTCGCGATTTTAGTCTCTGACCGTTGAGGCACAGATGTCGCTGAACTGCTTCAAAATCCACCGCTTTCCAGTAGCGATAGCAGACAGCCTCGCATCTGGGCGAAACTCCAATTCATCCCCGCCGGTGGCACGCAGGAACCACGCCAGGTACAGCCGCTGCTCTTCAGGAGTGGCCCTGCACTCGCGCAAGGCCATGAGCGCAGCGCGGTCTGACGCATCCCAGTCCGCCGCGGTGAGCGGGTCGCTTTGCGCGGCCCTGCCGCTGTAGACCTTCCTGCTCATGCGGCTACCTTCGCGAGGTTGGCCGCCGACTGCGATGCGGAGGCCGCCGCGGCAAGCATCTCCTGCTGTTGGGCGGCCTGGGCGTCAGCTTCATCCTCGGCAGCAATCGCCTCAGGCGTTTTCAGCCAGTTCATCGGATACCGCTTGCCGATCAGCGCATCACGCAGGGCCGGCTTGATGTCGATCACCATCGGCGCAGTTGGATCAACCGTCGCAGCCACCTGGGCCAGCTCCAAGCCCTCGCGCAGAATCTCGGCCTTGCCCATCTCGGCAGCCTCACGGATCGGGTTGCGGAAGCGGAAGCGGATGTCAGCGCCACGCAGTGATCGCGGCCATGTCTCGGGTGGGCCGAAGGCGCCATTGTCGCGCAGCACCTCAAAGATTCGCTCTTCCACCGCCCCGGTGTACTCTACCTCTACGGGCGAGAAAAGGTGCCCCACCTGGCGGATGTACTGCTCCGTGCGCCGGGCGAACTCGTACGCCGTCATCTGCGTCCCGTCACGCATCGGAAGCTGCAGCTTGTCCAGGTAGAACGCCTGGCGCAATAGATTCTCGCTGCGGGCCTGCATCTCGAAGCCAATCGGAATGCCGCTCTTGTCGGCCTGGATAGGCGTCAGCGGGTTTCCGTTGCGGTCATCGTAGTCACGTGCGCGCCAGATGATGCCGCCCGCCCTGGTGTCCATGTCGGGCCTGATCACGCCCTCAGTGGCCATCAGCGGCGGGTTCACGGCCTTCTCGCCGGCTTCCAGCATCGTCAGCACCATCGACTGCAGCAGCCGCGCCTCAGGCATTGCCACCTCAGCGGCCGGGCTGATGCCGTACTGGCAGCCCTTGAGCCTACGCCAGCGCGCAATCACGTATTCCATGGACCGCGCGCCGACGCACTCGATCTCGTGCTGCGCCTGCACCTCGCACAGGATCGAAACGAATGGGGTTCGATACTTCGTCTCGCCGTGGTAGATGTCGGCCGGGATGACGATGTGCCGGCACGCGATGCGTCGGTATTGCTCGCCCGGCATGGCCCACATGCGCCGAGATTCTTGGCTCAGCTTTTCAACGCCGAACTTGCGCACCAGCGTGGCAAGCGTGGGCGACCAGTTGCGCTGCACGTGCTCGGTCATGCCGCTCAGGTCGTCATCCCACACCACATCACGGAGGTGCCAGCCCTGCACCAGAAGCCCCGAACGATCCGGCCTGGCATTGGTGGATGACACGCCATTGCCAAGCAGCGACAGGTCCCCGTCCTGGTCGGTCATCACGCTGTCGAACTGGGCCCGCCGCTCAGACCTGGCGCGGTGCTGCACACCACTGGCCCACTGGAGCCACGCGAGGCCTTCGTGATCCTTGAGCCCCTCGACGTACATCTCCGAATAGGTCACGCCCACAGGGCGCAGCATGGCGCTGAAGTGCTCCTTCAGGTCGCGCCGCACAAGCAGCGGGTAGCTCGTTGCCAAGTCCGAGGCGTAGTCCTTGTCGATCTGCGACTGCCGCGTGAAGTCGGCGCCGGTCGGGTCGAACTGCTCCGCGATGTCCTGCCAGAGCCCAACGAGGCCCTGCCGGTCGCTGAACATCGTGTCGCCCAGCTTGATGGCGTCCTTGACGCCCTGAGTCGTGCTCATCCCAGCGTGTCCGTGGTGCTCAGCATGGTGGACTGCCGGCCGCTGCGGGCTTGGTTCATCAGCATCCTGCGACGGCGCGCGGCCTGGGCGGCGGCATCGTTCGCAGTGGGCATCATTGCTGTCGCAGGCAAGGCCTCGGCGGTCTGCTGATCATCGAGAGTCGGACCCTTGATGACCAAGCCGAGCGGGTCTCCAAGCAGGCTCTGCATGGGTCCGCCTTTGGGCGCAAGTTTCTTGAGTGGCTTCACTTTCGTCCCCTGATGCGCGCGCTGAGTGAGCGCGTTCCTGTGCTGGTTGGCAAAGACCTATCGCCCTGCCACTTGTGATAGCTGTCCGCCATTTTAGCCCCGACGTGCCAGCACATCACCACGGCGTCGCCTTCGTCTGTGGAACGCTTCAGTCGGTCGCACACATCCACCTTGCTTTCCACGCGGATCTGTCCTTTTACTTCGTCATACCGCGGGGCGCACAGATCAGCGGCCAACGTGGCGCCGGGCGGAAGCATGATGCGGCTCCCGCCCGGCTGGTTTGGGTCCAGCGCCTCGCGAAACTGCCATATTGCTTGGCTGCGGGTATTGAAGAACCCATGCAGACCCTCTCGTGTCCGCGCCATACTAGGCTTAATGCCGTGGTATGAATCTACAGGCAACTGATTGCGAGCTAGGTGCGCGTGGCAATCCGCGCCCCATCCGCCCCCCGCATCAACAATGATCCGCGCATCCCCGGTGCGCAGCGACATGACGTGCCCGCCCAGTTCGGCGCCATGCTTGATCCGCTTGCCGTCCACGCTGTCCAGCCTGGCGAACCAGCCGTCGTGCCGGCGGGCCGTTACGGCCTTGTCCTTGCCGCCGAGCGCGCAGTCAACGCCCATTGCGCACATCGGAATACCCACGGGCGGGTGCGGTACCCACCTGGCCTGCGCCTGTCGCACCCATGCGCTTGGGATGGCCTGCCACTCCACATCTTCGGTGCCGGCCGCGAAGTCGCCGTACAGCACTTGGCTGCGCAACGGCTCCGGCAGCGACTGAAGCCGCGCCCGGTACTCCGGCGTGTCACGGTATGGGTTGTCGGCCAGACTGGCCCGCACGAATGTCATGGATCTGGCCGTGTACATCTCACCGCCGATGTCGTACTGGCCTGGGCCATCCTGCCAGTGCATATCGACGGAGCCCTCCGGGTTCGCCACCATGCAAACCCAGCGGATTTCTCCAGACTCTGCGGGGACCGGGTAGGACGGGTCTATCCATGGCGCCCACCACTTGCGCACCCACGCGCCGTCACTGGACCGGGGCGGGTTCATGGGGAACAGCATGCGGCAACGCTGCCCCTTCGGACCGCGGTTCCAGGCCATAATGCTTGATACCTGGGCCTCCAGGAACTCGGCACCCTCATCGAACACCATCAGGTCGCGCTCTCGGCCGGCCGACTTCATCCAGTCATCGGCCAACTGCATGCCGGCGATCTTAAGCGTCCTGCCATCAGGCCACGTGTGCATATTCTCGTGTCCGCCGACCCACCGCGTGGAGCCTGCGTACATGAGTTTTGATTCCTTGACGATGCCATCCGCCTGACTAGCCTCACGCCTGAATATGATGCTGTGCAGGTGCTCTTCAGCCAGGCCGACAGATAGGTATGTTTTCCCAGATCCAGCAGCGCCGCCATACCCTATTATCTCTGCGGTAGATAACTGGGCCATGGTCTGCGGCCCCGGGCTTGGCACGAAGCGCCGATTGCCAGTGGCAGCCATCACCGCCTTGCTCAGCTCCAGCAGCTCCGCATCAGGCATCCCTGCAATCAGCGCCGGGATCTCCTGCGCGGCTTTGAGTAGGTCAGCGAGGTTCATACGGCGATGGCGCACCCAGGCTATAGGCGCCATCCAGGCGCATCCAGTCCACGCCGTTGCCGCAGTATGCGTTGACCTGGGCCGCGATCTTCACTGCCGTGGCAGCATCAGCGCCGGCAAGCATCGCGCCCATGGCGGCCTCGCTGCCACTGCCGAACGCCGCTGGAACCGACTCAACGCGGTATGGGTGCGGACCGTTTTCGTAGCGCCACAGCGTGCCTTCTGGCCTCACCACCACCAGGCACGCGCCCTTGTCGGCATCGCGGTTGTTCGCCGGCCAGTCCGCCGCCTTGGCACCAGCGCAGAACCACGCCACCAGCTCGCGGCCCATGGACGACTCACCGCTTGCAGCAAGCAGACAGCCTTCGTGTGCCTTGAGCTTGCTCACGGCTACGATCATCCCACCCAGTGTGCACCGCTTGTCGGCCGCGAGGGTGCGACCATCCCATGCGATGACGGTCATCGGCCGATCCTTTTGAGCGCCGCCTCAAGCGCATCCATCTCTTCGATTGCCGTTGGCTTGGGCGTGTACTCGCCTTCAGCATAGTCGCGCCGCTTCACCAGCGCCCACTCCGACGGAACCATCTGCATCGCACCGCCGCGGCGAACCATCTCGTGTTGCACCACCTTGTGCAGCTCCGTCAGCTCGATGCGCGACATGCCTCCGATGGCGGCAAGTACTGATGCGTGGCCGGTCATGTGAGCCACTCCCTGAACGTGCACTGCATCCGCACGAGGCGCGATTGCAGTTCAGGCTTCCGAGTGACGCGCGCCGCGGCAAGATCTTCCGCCTCGCGCTCCGTCTCGGCCAGCATGGACACGGAGTCTTTTTGCTCCCCATCCCCGTCCCGCGTGCGCCACGTTGAGCGCACATCTACCAACGCCAGTCGAACCATTCACCACCCCATGTAAAAGGCCGCTCTGCGGCGGCCATGTTGATTACCTGCCCACTGCGCGGAACCGCAGCGCGAACGCCCCAGACTCCGCGTAGCGAGCCGCTTGCCGCTGGCGCCACCATGCCAGCGATTCAATCTCTCGCGCCCGCTGTCGCACCTCGGCCATGTTCACGGCGTGATGGTCAAGACCGGCGCGCATTCGGCCCAGGTCAGACGCTGGCTCACGACGTGAAAACCGTCCGCATGATGTCGTACAGCACCTCGACATAGATCGGGCTGTCGCCAGTGGTGATTTCACCCACCAGCAAGTGCAGCACCACCGCGGCATTCGCCACCGGCGTGATGTCGCCGGCCGTGGAGCCAGTCGTGGACGGCGCGAAGGCGTAGCGAACCTGGGCAGTAGTCTGGTCCAGAAAGCCCGTTGTTTCGATCACACTCGACACCTGGGCGCCGGAACCGTTGGTGTACTTGAGCACCAAGTCTTCTCCGGCTGCGATGCCAGCGTAGGCGGTACCGGCCGGCTTGTAGATTGCCACCCGCTCCACGATGATCGCCACGCCAGAGCCCTGAGCCGGCACGACGCTTTGCGGTGTGGCGTTGAGCGCCAGAAGCTGGGCACTGGTGACCGTGGTGACCTTGCGCCCGAAGCCAAGCAGGCGTTTGGCATTGGCCAGGCCGCTGTACTCCAAGACCAAGTTTTGCTCGGCAGTCAAGCCGAGTCCGTTGTCCAGCCTGCGCTGAATCTCGTGTCCCATGATTCTTCCTCCGCCCGCTCGGGCATGAACGCGCGGATTGCGCTAGGCCAGATTCTACGGCGCCCGTCAATCTCCCACAGAGATGACACTGACTGGCTGCGATGCGGCCGGCGTCAGGGCGCTCGACAGTACGTCCAGGCCCAGGATGGTCAGCGTAGAGCGGCGCTCAGCGATGAGCGTGAATGCTGTCGTGCTCAGCACGGTGAGCCGCAAGACCACGGCCGGATCCGCCGTTGGCGCGCGCTCCAAGCTCATGGCCGGCACACTGGCGTAGGCCGCCGAGAATGTGCCGCTGAACAGGCCAGACCCGTTCGTGGTGCCAGTGAATACCTCCGGCCTCTTGCCGGATGCCAGGAAACGCCACACCGCGCCGTCAGAGATCATCGGGCCGGCGCCACCAGGGCGATCGGTGACCCACGCCATCTTGCCGTAGTAGCTGGCCGCCGCCGGCATCGTGGCCACCGTGTACTCGCCTGGCAGCGCCAGCGGCTGGGCAATCACGCCGCCACCCCGAAGACGTAGATGTTTGCCGTGGCCGCAGCCCCCTGGCCAGTCGTAAGAGACAGAATCGGCGTCTCGCTGCGCCGATTGGTGTTCCCCAACGTCAGGGCCAACACCACGGGCGCGCTCGTCAGCGCAGAGTACACCTGTCCCGCCGCCACGATGGCAGTCCCGCCCTTGCTGGCCGCTGAGTAGACGCCACCCGCCGCAGTGGTCAGGCTGATGCTGGCATTCGTCACCACGATTCGGTCGATGATGTAGTTCGTGAAGCCCCACTGCCTGACAAGCGGCTGATCCGTGGTGACGTTCATGTTGGCGCCGATGAGCGCAAACAGCGGCTTCGCGTAGAAATCGCCCCAGGCCATCACGCAGCCCCCCAGGAGCCGGAGATTGTGGTGTTCGCGCCAGCCGCGCGCAGCCGCACGAAGGCAACACCCTTCACGTCCAGCACGATCCAGTGCGCCCCGGCCGCTGCGCCGGTCAGGTCACCGGATGCGCCACGAACCGCCGAGTTCACGGCCGGCGCGGTGTAGTCGGCCGTGGCGCTGGCGACCACCATGAACAGCGATGATGCGCTGTCGGCTGGTTGCAGGGCCACCTCGAAGGCCGTGAGTGACGCAACGGCTACGGTGAACTCCACGTTCAGCCGCTCTCGTCCCTTGACGGGTATCAGCGCAATCTGTTCGATCGCATCAACATCGGTATTGGCGATCAGGCCGCCAGCCAGGTCACTCATGATTCGCCCCTCGTTGCATTGGGGCGAATCATAGCGCCTGTCAGGTGGCGGCCTTCTTGGCGCGCTTGCGCAGTCGATCGGCAGCCCTCACGGACTCAGCATTCCGAGCCATGTACCGCGCCTGACGACCTGCGTTTGTCTTGCTTGGCACAATTTCCGTTACGCCATGCGGTCGGGCAACAGGCTGCTCTGGCAGCAATTCCGTTACGGTGACGGCCCCACAGTGCGGTGAGTGCATCCGCATGCAGACCTTGCACCGGCTCAGCGCTGTAGCCATC